CAAGTTCATAGAGATAGGTGTAAAGTGCGTCCCCGCCAATCACCCGAAGACCCCACATAACGCCATGAGTGAAGTTCATTCCAGGGAATCCTTGGGTCTGTAATTGGCACCACTCCTGGGTTGTCATGTCGTAGGCCCAATCACCTTCAGGTCCAAGCGGCAGAACATAAAAACGGTGACCATCAAGCACGAATGTCCAAGCTGCTTGACTAGCAGTACTTGGCACACCCATACCATATGCGCCTAGAAGTGTTAGTTGGCTAACTTTAGTAGTCACATTATGTCCTTGGGCGATAGCTGCAAGAAGAACTCCCTGCGAAATGTAACCAAATCTTGCTTCAGGTGGTCCGTAAGCAGCAAGTACAGATAGTTGGCTGACTCGTGGTTTGCCATCATTAGTGTCTATAGCTCCTAGTAGAGAGAGCTGAGAAACAACTGCTGTCATTCATTAGGCGTCCCTATTGATCTCAATCTTACCACTCGTGAGAGTCGTCGGGGAAATTGGTCCAGACGTGTCAGGGTCAGTCTCATAGATGTCTCCGTAGTACACAGGACTCACCGTAAGAGAATGTGTTGGACCAGTAACCACACCACCTAGCGGACCAATGAAGGCCGTATTGATCGAACCAGCACCAGCGTCTGACTTATATGATCGTGTATTAATTTGGATAGCACTAATGATAGTGGTAGTCGGGGGAAGACGTTGAGTCAGAAAATTACTGGGACCAGGAATATTGACACCACCACTTAGTGTGGAACCTGTCCAACTGCCTGTAATCCCAGACACAGATGTGGCGATACTATTACCACCAGTACCGGGAATGTTAGCACTTACTTTCATTTGACCAGCAGGTAGTTGTATTGCATTAACATCAAAATTAGCGGTCGTTCCCGTACCATATTTAGTACCCGCGCCAGAGCCAGTATTAATAGCATTGAAGAGGTTCTGAAGACTGTTCTGAATATTAGTGTCAATCAGTACGTCAAATGCGGTAGTAATAGCGGTTTTAAATGTGTACACAGCGGCTGTGCTACCATTTTTAGTACCAACAGTTACGGTGTTGCCATTACTAGGATTAACAGTAACAGTCAGCACACTTGTGGCAGGAATGAATGGGGCAGACATAAAGGTGTTGTCGTCTGGAACTTGTTTAGTCGTACCAAGAGTTGACCAGTTCCCCACTGACGGACCATCACTTACAGTTTGCTGTACAGCACCATATTCAGACATAGCAGTTGCGAACGAACTTTCATCCACAATAGCTGTGTCAAATCCGCAGAGAAGACCGACATCTGCCCAGTGAGGGTCCGAGGAACCACGAGGAAATTCAACAGTAGTTGGGGTAAAGTTTGTTGTGTATCTAGCAAATCCAACAGTTAGACGAAGTTCGTCAAACCATCCATCAAGACTCGTACTAACTGTCGGCGGACCAGGCACTTCAGCCTTACCACCAATCTGCCATATCGCAGTACTATTGAAGTAGGTGGCAGAGTCGGTCTGAGGAAGACCTTGTTGAATACCATCAATGAACAGGAGATCTTGCCCACTTGCGCGTACAATAGCTACATTGTACCATTGATCTAGGTTTGGGGTCCATGGATACGAGATGGGTTCAACAACAGTAGTACCATCAGTGGAATACCTCCAACATAGGTTACCATTATTCAGTGCGGTTGAACCAAGAAACAATTGATAACTGCGCTCATTGAAAGTTTCATCCCACTTACCAAAGATAGTCGAGTACACACCAGCACCCGTTGGCAGAGTCTTGAAGCGAACAAAGGTTTCAATAGTAAAATCACCAGAACCAAGATTTTGCTGAGTACCAGAATTAGCCCACGCAGCTCCTCCTTGAGTACCACTCACAAAAGTATTATTGAGAATACCTGCACCAAGTTTCTGGTAGAAGTTTGGTGTCCAACCCATAGTAGTCGTGTCTGCGTCTGCAAACATTGTGGTCACACGACGATCACCGAGCCAACTATTGTTAACTGAACCGCTAGCATTACGGATGAATAGATCGTCCATCCACGTAACTGCAGGGGCTGGACCACCAGACACTTCTTGTGCGTCAAGCAGTCTCAACTGATAAACAGATCCAGACAACGAAAGTCCTGTGGCCGCTATTGCAGGTGTATTAGTACCACTAGCATCGTCAACACGAAGTGTAAATGTCTGATCAGTTTCATCATATTCGAACTCTATAAGATGCCAATTACTCGCAACAATCACCGGACCTTGAGTAGTTGCTAGGACATCATCACTAGCATCTGCAAGTACAATTGCTCCAGTAGACTGAACAAACAAACTGGCTATAATATTGTTGCCACTATCACAGAAAGAACAGATCTGATTTAGGAAATTATTAGTCGGAAGATTGTTAACTGCAAACCCAAAAGATGCGAATAGTTTCGCTTGACTTGCGGGTAGAACATAACGATAACCACCGAAATAGCTTGCACCTTCATAGGTTACTTGTGTGCCTGAAAGAGCATACTCGCCCGTTCTAGCGCCAAAAGAAGGCACACCTGGACCAGGTTGAGCCCCAACCTGAGCATAGGCCCCATCGAGCATATTAGTTAGTCCAGTTCCGCCCGGACCATAGTGATCAAATCCGTCTAGCCACAAAGCTGTCATGGGGTTAGTCCGTCCTCTCGTCTGATCTGATATCGGACTCTTTCCTCGATACCATTATTTGAAATTCTATTCACACCCCAAGGCGTGTCAGTACTATCGCCAGGCTGGTAACCAATACTATACACTCGACCGTCATCGCCGACCAGAACAACACCATCGTCCACGACCACTGGGGTTCCATTTATAACTCCTCTAGCGTACACACGACCTTCAATAGGCGCAAAAGGTGCAGCGAGATTACCGGTAGCATACCAATTCTCTGTTGACTTAGAGCCCATTATCATCACCTGATCACCAACCGCTCTCATACAGATAATAGGATCGGGACTACTCTCCTTACTAGCGAAGTCAAGTGGGTCAATAGTAATATTACCAGGTTCAACCCAAAAGAATTCTTGAGTATTTGACTCGGCTACAAGTACATAACTAGACACCTGAGTAATAGATCCTGGTGTAACCCCTCCAGGCATTGTACAGCCCTGCAGAACATTGAGACCACCATTGGCTAGGGTACCTGTACCGCTTGCCGTCAGTGCGCTTCCTGAGGTCACTGTGAAGGTAATAGTGTCGCCACCAGTTCCGGCAGTCAGAGCGTTAAACAGTATTGACGTTGCAGGAGTAACGCCACTATTATTTGCCGCTGTGACCAAGGTATTAGGTCCAGTCAGTGTGGTACTATAATCGGTACCTGGGGTGCCAGTAGCAGTTACAGCGAGAACCACCTGATTGAGCGGGTCTAGAATTGTACCGATTGTAGTCGGATTGACAATAAATGGATTAGTGATTGTACCAGCATCAGATCCGCTAAATGTGGTTCCAAAACCGTAGTACACACCACCTACTTCAAATACGTCTGTACCATCAACAACAGCATGAACCAGTGTCAAGGTACCATTAGCAGTAGACAGACCAGCATAATATTGTAGAAGAAGTCCGTCTGAAATCCAAAGACGCTGATAACCAGCTCCAGCTTGCCAGGCAACTTCTGGGCAACCTGTCCCAGCTATAGTCCCAGTGATTGGTGTGACAGTTATCGTACCATTACCGTTGTCAGTTAGGCGATTAAGATTAGAACCACAGACAACAAAGAGATCGCCACCAAAAAGACCACTAAGACTGTAGTTGCCTCGCATAGAACCAAATCCTGTAAAAGAGCCTTGGTTGAATGCGGGTACAATTTGTGTAGTACCTGGGCGGGCTAATACAGAAGTACCTTCCCGAAGATTGGCAGGGTTTTGTTCCAACCAGCGATTAAGTAGTTCTACTATCGGAGCTCCAGCGTAAAGACGCTCGTAAGCACCTTTACCTATGGGTACTGATGTCAAGATCAATCACTTTCTTCATGTGGGCGTTGCACCAAAGAGGATCAATTGCTAAACCTCTTTTATAAAGTTCTGACACAAGTTCTTCTCTATCTAGGGTTGTTCCAACAGGCGCTTCAACAATACGAGGTTTTTTTTCAACCCAGCCAACCGGAACTTCTTCTGCACAATAAAATAGTTTTGTGACCCCAGTATTTGGATCGTAGCGAAGATCAGGCCACTTAACTAGTTTAGCAGCTCTACGTTCTTTTCCTCGGCTGTATGGCATTAGTAAGGGAACCCGGAATTAAACATATCATTAGGGTCACCGTAGGTAGGACCATAAGCCCCATAACCCCAGAACCTATTCCAGTGGGTGAGATATAGGAGACCACTTTCGACAGGACGTTGTGTGGTAGTCTGACTATAACGGGCAGTAAGTTTACTAGTCATCTCCTTTAGGGTCTCCATAGATGCCGGATGCATGATCTGACCATAACGCGGATTAAGGCGCATAGCCAGACGGATAACAAAGAAGTCATCAAATTCACTGGGAAACGGCATATTTCCGCTAGGATCAAGTGGACTTACAACAACCCAATCACCGAGATCTTCTCGGTAGATCCACTCACGGATTTCACCCGGAGTGTTGTAGGTCATTTCACTCTCACCCTCAATCTGGCGACCATTGCCAAAGATTGTGAATTCGTTCACACCAAAGTTGCCGCTAACGTCAACAACACCCATACGGGCACCATCATGTGGTTTAGGGTGAAGATTAACAAATCCTTCGGCTGTCAGGTTACACATAATCCTGACATTAGTCTGAATGAACATATTACCAGGAAGACTGTTATTCCACCAAGGATAACCAACAGGACTGGTTATATTGTCTTGACCCAATGGCATTGGATTAAGGTTCTCCCCCACCTCATTACCAAGAACACTAGACACAATAGACTGAAGCAAGGTAAAGGCTTCCGCTTGTTGATTCTCTGTGGGGATCACACCAAGCGGAATTAGATTAGTTTCACGAAGAGCTTCTGTGATGATAGTGAGAATGGGGGAGCTAGACATTAATTGGCAAACACCGAAACGAAAACTTTATCATTAGAGTTGTTAGCAATACGTCCGTACACATTACCTGTGAAAGGACCAGTAAAGTAAGTAGAACCACAATCAACACGGAACCCAGTATTAGGATTAACACCACCAGTCATAGCAGCACCACTAACAGCAACATTAGTTCCGGTAGTTGCAAGAGCATAATTACCAACAGCACCTTCAAGAATACTAGTTAGTGTAACAACACCTCCGGTATCAGACGAAGTAACAAGAGCACTATCAGACGTAATTGCGGCTGCAAAATTAGTTGCAGTTAGAAGATTGGTTGCACCGATAGCGACTTGATATTTAGCGGTACGAGTAACAACAAAAGTATAGGTCTCGGACCCAACAGTAACAGTTTGAGTTGCAGTCGGCACACCAGTACTAAAGGTAACGGTACCTGTGGCTGCAGAACCAACGAGACTAGGAGCACTCGTTCCAAAACCAAGGAATAGCGGTATATGATGAGGGGTATGATTAACCCGAAGGAATTGGGCAATAGCGGCTGACGTAAGTTGGACCCAGCCGTTCTCCGGGCGAATATAGGTATTAAGGACGGTAGGGACAGTCATTGATTTCTCCTAAAGTGGTCGGGGGACAACCGAAGTCATCCCCCTTTCCAATTACGCATCAGTGCCAGAGGTGCCGTTAATACGGACGATCCGACGCCTATCAACCACGTTAGCCGAGAGGGCCACGTCGAAGCGGACTTGGTGTTCGCCAGTATTAAACACGGAGTTCTGCCACATACGAACGCTGATCGGAACCTTGGTAAGGCTCTTACGAGAACCAATACCAGTCGCAGGCATGATCAGATCAGCCGTATTAACCACAATGGCATCCTTGGACAGGATGACACGCGGACGAACAGCCGAACTGGCCGTACCAAGGAAGGTAACCGCAGCGGTGGAACCAGGGATCGAGTCAACAGTCGCATTAGCGGTGTTGTTCGAGATGGTATTGAAGTCCGAACCGCTGGGGCTCGCACCCTGCACAACCAGAGCCGGGAACACAGTCATTGCAGCCACAACACCGCTAACCGCCGTATAGTTACCGATAACCCGGAACTGCTGGAGGTGGGGGAGTTTAGCCTGCAGGCGGTTATCCCAAGCAAACACGTTGGCAATCGTAAACACTTCGCCATCGCTGACAGTCTCAGTACCGGTACCAACAGTCATGTTGATCGTTTGAGTCAGAAAGAGACCAGGACCGCTAGCAATAGCAACACTGGCGTAGTCAGAGTACTGATTAGCACCATTCATCGCCGTGTCAGACGCATTACGGGAACCCAAGGTCATCGTAGGAAGTTGTTGGGTAAACATGGTGGGAATACCATCAATGCTACCACTGAAACCCTTACGATAAATACCAGACGCTTCAGACGGCAAACTCGCATTACCTTGAGGACCAAAACTAGCCCCAATGCTTTGCTGGTTAATAACATTCGCACCGAGTGCCTGTCGGTCATAGTAGTTAAGTACGGCTCGGAAGTCCGTGTCCTCAACGCCTTCTTCTTTCAGACGAGTATAGCCGCTGGCAATGTCGTTGTACTGAGACACCGGATCACCAGGAGTACCAAGCCAGTTATTAGACGCTTCAGTAGCAAAGCCGAGAATATAGGCGTCGATCTGTTCCGCGAGGTTCAGGGCAGCACCTTTAAGTGCTTCGGACTCACGAGCAGCACCCAAATCGCGAATCTTCACGAAGTCTTGCCAACCCATGGACGAACCAAAGACATCTTGGATCTTGTACTGTTGCGAACCGAACACAGTGTTTTGAACGTCATTCGTAGTCAGATTGTTGACGCCATTGGTGGTGTGAGTCACCAGATAGCGAGGCACAACTTGCTCGACAACGGTCAAAGCATTTCGATCGTTCATTTCGTTATCAAACTTCCGCCAGGTAACAAGTTCAGCAGAAGTCAGGTTATTTTGGAAGATCGCGGCAAACGAGTTAAGGACAAGTTTAGCCTGATCAACGGAGACGTTAGCGCCACCAGTAGTCATGATCAATTAATTCCTTTTATGAGTGTATTAGTTTATTTATATTTTCGAGGTTTGAAGAACTCTTGTTCGAAGGCGTCTAGATCGTCGGTGTCAGGAGCCACTGCAATGTACGCACCATTAGTGCCCCTAGCTTGTGCACCACGCGGAGGCGGAGCAGGAGCTTTAGTTAGTTTGGGCTTAGGGGCGTCCTGTTCACTCTTCAGAAAACGACTTTCAATCCGACCTAGGGCGAGGGTCGCTTTTTGTGCGCCACTATTTACGATTGAATTAGCTTCTTCAGGGTGATTACTAAGATAGTACAGAACGTCAGGACCTTTGTCCATAGACATCAGAAGAGTGGAAAGATAGCCAGCGTAGTCGGTGGGGAGATTATTAAAGTTAGCAAGTAGTGCTTGACCTTTTTCTGTAAGGTCTGGGTACTCCTTAGTAGCCTCCACAATCTTCGTATTCCAACTCGTCTGAAGAGCTTGCTGTTCTTGTTGTATTGCAGCTTGACGATTAATTTGAGCCACTTCAGCATCAGACCTAGCTCTCTCTTGATTAAGAGTGAACCGAGTCAAATCCCGAATGTACTGTGGGTCAAACTCCCCTAGACCATAAACAGGATTACCGTCTTTATCTAGGGCGTCAGGTTTGGGTTCTCCCGCCGCTTCCGCAACCGGCTCCTTAACCTGCAGACTCTTCTTATAATCTTCCAACTCTTGTCGAAGTTTGGCAACCTCAGCGGCCGACTCTCTTCGAAGTTCTTCACGTTGGCGTACAACCTCATCGATACGATCTTGGACGGTCTTCTTCTTCGGAGGTTCCTTAACCTCTTGGGTTAGTTCTTCTTCGTCCTCTTCGTTGGTCTGAGTCTCATCAACTACACTCTCAGGTTCTTCCTGTTCCACTTCCGGTTTGGTCTCGTTTACCGGGGTTTTATCTTCGACAACTGGCGTCCGACCAAAGAAGTCGTTCTCGAAGGCGTCAAGATCTTCCTGGAATTCAGTAGTTACTTGGGTCTCACTCATTTAGGTATTTGCGGTCCTTTAACCGTTCGCTCTGTCTTATTTCGCTTTACTCGACCCACCAGACCGAGCAGTTGGTGTGGGTCGTGCGGATAGTTGTTTCTGTGCCATCTCATGTTGGTTCTGGACTTGCTGTGCCTGGACGGCCAATTTTTGATGTTCCAGACCCATTTTAGCGTGATCCATGACGATACTATGTTCGAGCTGAGCACGTTGAATGTCATGCTCATTGGTCTTAGCACCTTCAAGAAGCTTATCAAGTGCCCCCTGATCACTAGGAGTTTCAGTACCTTTGTCCTGATTGAGTGCTGCAATACGTTTAGTTTCCGCATTGTAAGACTCAACCTCAAGTTTCTTAAATTCAATTGTCTTGTCGAGCTTAAGTTGTGTGTTCTCTTGTTGGAGTTGTTGCAGCATTTGTTGCATTTGCTGAACAGCTTCGGGCGGAATCGGAGGAGGACCACCATTCTCTTTCTGCTGTTCAGGAGACAGAAACTGCGGCGGTACGGTCTTCTGTAGACGTTCACTGAGTTCTTCAGCACCGGGCCAGTCCTGAGCTTTAACCACAAGGTCACCAGCAATCTGCATGAGTTGTGGCCACACCTGAATAGCGTCCATCATAGCGGCGGCAGCTTCAACCCTACGGGTAGTGTAAGACGTACCAGTAGACAGGGCAACATCAAACATTCCCGCGCCTAGATCAATAGCGTGTGGGTCCATAGGATCATTAATACGTTGAAACTTAATTGACTCGTCTTTTCCAATCAAACGAATGACACGGGTGCCATCATAGATCTGCGGAATAAGTTGGTTGATAACGTCTCCCGCCTCCAGAAGACTCGCGTCCGCATTGTCATAATAGGTCTGACTGGCGATGTCTCCCTCGTGTTGACGATTCAAAATCGCCTTGCCACTAGTCTCATTAGACCTGATACCAAGACTGGCATCTTGAATACCGCTGACATCTTTCATGTCTTGGGTATTCATTTGCACTTCTTGGAAAATGGCAGCCTGCGGAGCTGGGGGTTCAATCCGCTGAATATTCTGCCCGATTATTGCCTCGTCATTGACGATAAGTAGAGGGTCACGGGTCAGGTGTGCCCGGCGGAAAGACTCCTGTCGTCCTTCAATTGCCGACTGTGTGGCTAACCACTGAGCTTTGGGGGCGTACCCAAGTTGCTCCGCAGCAATAGACCGCCAGAAATTCTTCAGACGTGCGGGGTCTTTCATAAACCTGACTAGACCATACCGAACCCTACGGCCCGCAATATTAACAATTCGCCCAGACATACGAATGATGGGAAGGCGGTTAAGGCGATACTCGTAAGGTCCGGCCAAAATGCACCAACCAGTACAATAGTGCATCTGTGCGTACCGACACCAAACAACTCGTGTCTTCTGAACTTCACCATTCTTTTGGATCAGCTCATTGATGTCCACACTGTCATCAATTTCATACATCTTACCAGACTCAAACAAGGCGAGAGTCTTCTGGCGTTCAATCATACGCCAATATTCTGTGACGCGATAAGACTCTTGATCGTACCAACCAGCCATGGTAACGCGATCAATCTTATCAACCTCAAGAAGATTACTTCCCCCGGCTGCTTGGGGCCACTTACGGGTAAATTCGTCTTTAGGTATGCGGTCGTCAACGAATACACGTCGTGCATCGCGTCCAGTTGGATCTACGGAGAAACGATCCCAGACAGTTGCCATCACATCTTCGACGGGCTGAATGCAAATGTCTTGATCAAAAACAGTATCTCTAGCGTATTCCACTGCGACTTTGAAAGCACCGTCCCCGCACTGAATCATGCTCTCAAAAGCTTGATCATACGAACGATCAGCTCGGGATGTCATTTCGATATTACGAACAAGATCTTCCCGAACACTGGCTACGTCGCTGTCCTCATCATTAGATGGTACAACTTTGATAGCTTTTTGGCTTTCTCGCCAGTCACCGACCAACTGTGCGGTGAACTGCGGAATTGTATTAATTACAAGACAGGGAAGGTTTTTGCGCTGTAGGAGTACAACGGGATCCCATTGTTCACCGGCGGCAAATCGAAGGTCGTCCATTGCTTCGTAGCGATTGATACGATCAAAGTCAACGTCGTGCTGATACTGAGCACACATGTCTTGAATGAATTCTTCAGCAGTTTCAAATCCTTCTGGGACATAATTCTTTTTGACTGGTTCAACATCAATAAGATCAGGACGCCGCAAGTTCTGTGCAGCTTTCCCAACCTTCTTGTGGTTTAGACCATCTGTGTCTGCAGCTTCTTCAGACATTAGTTCCCCATTGATCTGCCATCGCTTCGGCTATTCCTTTAAATGTGACAGATCGCTCTGTTTTATTATTACTATACCACGCGTCAATCCGTTTACCAGATTTAAGGTACTGCCACTTAGGCTCAACAATTTCAGTACTAACTAGTTCTGCTAAATTCTTCAACCAAAGGCACGTAGATTTAGACACAGGATGACCGAATTGATAGGGTTGAATTATCTGAGTTGGTCGTTTAATTCTTGTACTAATCATCCCGATTGGGTTCTCGATAGCGATTTTATTAATTGGTGAGTCCATTAAGGTCTGAACAAATACAAGGGCTTTCTCACTCTCATCAATCTTATCTTTCCACCACCTAGCTCCACTAGAGGATAGGTGAGTACAAGGTGGGTGTGCGATCATCAGATCCCAACCTTGATCTAATATACTCAATACGTCGGTTTGAATATGATATGTATCAGATCGAGAAGGTAGTATATCACAAGACCAAGCATCATGGCCTCTAGTCCTAAATGCATCACGGACAATCCCGGAGAATTCGCAAGCTATAAGAACTTTCAATTGGCCATCCAGCCATTTGGGACTTCTCTGTCACGCCAATCAATGTTGTGTGACTCCGATTCTTGGTCTGGCCCCATACCCTTAGTGGTAAGACGACGACCAGTAATCTTGTCAAATATCTTTGTAAGACCCCAAACCAAGG